GGAGGGCCGATGAATCACCGGTTTATGGATGAGGCAGGACATTGGGATTGTGGGGTGCGGGAGCTGCAGAAATTCGCAGATGCTGCGCAACGGATCGCGGCTGACTTGATCGAGGCGGTGGCGGCTCCTCATGCATCCAACAGAGGCCATGGCACGAGCCATCTTGGGCGACCTGGAACGGGGAAGAGGGATGGCTAAGGTTCAGGACATGTGCCGGTGCTTCTACACGGACAGCGTGTCGGATCTAATCATGTACAAATGTGAGGTTCACTGGAAGGTGTTCGGCGCAACCCTGCGTGAAAGCTCCGCCCTCAATCGGCAAGTTGAGGACATGCGAGTGGAGGCGGGGAACCTGGCGGCGGTGCTGATGTCGCTGAGGCTGCAGTTGGAAATCGCCGAGGCCGAGGCCAATTGCGACGACCTGTTTATGGTGCACCTGACACGCGACCTGATCCGTGAGTGGCTGGACATCATCGACCGCTCGATGAAGAAGAGCGGCGTTTCTGCATGAAGACCGCGAACCCCATGCAGCCGATAGCGGACCTGGCGCGATTCCTCCCGCCCTACCTCACAGCGCGGGAGCGCGAGCTGATCGACGGAAGCGATGACAAAAAGCCCGTGGGGATTTTCAGGGCACCACTCGCGAGCGGTAAAGGGCCAAGTGACGACCGCCGTTAAGTCCCCCGTGACCGCCTACGCCGAAGCCGTGACAAGCGGCCAGGTGGTGACGGGGCGATACGTCCGGCTGGCGGCGGAGCGTCACCTGCGCGACCTCGCGCGCACGGACGTCCACTTCGACGAGGCGGCGGCGCAGTTCGCCATCGACTTCTTTGGCTACCTCGTTCTGTCAGGCGGAGATGAGGGCGATAAGCCGTTTATGCTAGAGCCTTCCCAGCAGTTCATTATCGGAGCGGTGTTCGGGTGGAAGAGGCTAGATGGGCTGCGGCGGTTCCGGGTGGCCTATATCGAAGAGGCCAAGTCGAATGGCAAGAGCCCGCTCGCTGGGGGGATCGGTCTGTATATGACGATTGCGGACGGCAAGGATCGCGCACAGGTCTATTCCGCCGCTGTAGATCGTGAGCAGGCGCAAATCCTGTTCCGGGATGCCGTTGCGATGGTTGACCGCTCGCCTATGCTTTCTGAACGATTGGAGCGCTCCGGCGGGAAGGCCAGGGAATGGAATCTATACGATCCTGTGACCGGATCGTACTTCCGCCCGATTTCCTCCGAGCACACTGGCGGGCGGGGGAAGTCGGGGTTTCGGGTTCACTGTGGCCTGTTGGACGAGGTTCACGAACACCCCTCGGCAATCATGGTTGACATGATGCACGCCAACGCGAAGGGCGCAGAGTCCCTTATTGTTGAGATCACCAACTCGGGGTACGACCGGACATCGGTTTGCTATCAGCACCACGAACTGGGGGTACGGGTGCTTGAGGGCGCTACTGAAAAGGATGACTGGTTCTTCTATATCTGCGGCCTCGACCCCTGCGACAAGCACCGCGGCGAGGGACTGCTGGTTCCGGATGACAAGTGCCCGGACTGCGATGATTGGAAAGACGAATCTGTTTGGATAAAGGCCAACCCCCTTCTTGGCTCGGCGGTGTCTTGGAAGTACGTTCGCTCGCAGGTGTCAGACGCGATCGCGATGGTGGGGAAGCGGAACATCGTGCAGCGCCTTAACTTCTGCATCTGGACGAACCAGTCTACGCGGTGGATCTCGGATGAGGTGTGGAACGCCAACGACGCGGCGCCCGAGCCGGACGGCAACGCCTTCGCCGGCATCATCGTGAACTCGGAAAAGGACATCTCCGCGCTGGTGCTGTGGTATCCGAAGACGAAATCGGTTGTGCCGTACTTCTGGGTCCCGGAAGAGTTCGCGGAGGATCACCCGGAATACCAGGCGTGGATCAGCGAGGACGTGCTGATCCCCACCTCGGGGAACGTGATCGACATCGACGCCATCCGGAAGAAGGTCAACGAGATCGAGCAGGAGCACCACGTCCAACAAATCGCTATGAAGCGGTGGGGGCTGGCGCTGCAATTAGGGATTATGCTGGATGAGGGCGACGGGTTCGATGTCGTGCGGTGCGGTGACGGGATGAAGGACATGTCGGCGGGCTCGAAGGAGCTGGAGAAGATGCTCGCGGACAAGGGGATGCGGCACGGCGGGCATCCGGTGCTCAAGGCCCACGCTTACAACGTGGCGGTGAAGACAGACGCGGAGGAGAATATGCGGCCGGACAGGGACCAGAGCTCCGGCCTGATCTACGGAATCGAGGCGCTTATCATGGCGATAGGTAGGGGGCTGGAAGAGCCGGAGGACGATTCGGCCGGCGTGATGTTCCTGTGAGGGAGGGTACGGAGGGCATGGAGGCATACTTGCGGAAGATTGCTAACGATGACCAGGTTGGTGCGGCTGTCGCGATGATGGCCCGCCAGCTAAAGACGTACTACGACTCGCTGATCGAGCAGGGCTTCGACGGGTCGGCGGCGCTCACGCTGACGCTGGCGTACCAGGGAGCGATGCTAGGCGCGGCGTTCGGGAGGGAAAAGTGAGCAGTGACATGGAGACACGCCATGATTGACCGCGAGGACGCAACGATCCTATTCCGGGCGGCGGTGTACGGGCTGCTGCTAATCGTGGCGGTTGCGCTGGCGGGGGCCGCGCTGGGCATATCGTGGGCGCTGTTCGAGGCGACAAGGGGGCTGACGTGAAGCGATTATGGTTCCGCTTAGAAGGCTGGTGGCGCAAGCGCAACTTGGGGCCGGAGGACAGGCGACACCTCGACCTAGCGGTAAGCGCTGGCGTCCCGCCGCGTTACGCTGTGCGATTCCTTGAGACAGCGAAGAGGGCACGGCGGTCATGACATACCGAGTATTCAAGCGTGATCTGCCATCCAGCCTGCAGCGCCGACAGGAAATTTTAGGGCTACGCATTGGCCCCAAGCAGGGCTACAAGCGCCCGTGGGTGCTAGCGAAGGACGGGCTGCCCATCGGCTACTACGAAACGGCGGAAGAGGCGATAGACGCAGCGCCAGAGCCGCCGGAGGAGGCGATGACATGACAAAGCTATTCGCACCACTCGTAAGAAACCAGGCGCCGGTAACAACCATGCCGTTCGTCAACACGGGCGGCGGAAGCGTGGCGGGGTCGTACCAGTCGTTTGCCCGCCACGGCTACTCCGGCAACGAGATCGTCTACGCCTGCATCGAACTCCTCGCATCTTCCGCCGGGGAGCCGCACATTGCGGGCCGAAGGTGGCGGCGGAACAAGGCGACGATCCGGGCAGAGAACGGACAGATGCACGAGTTCGAGGTCAACGCCGAGACCGTCCGGAACATCGAATCCGAGCGCATGTCGAAGGGACAGACGCGAGCTCAGGTACGCAACTTCCTTGTCCGCAACGGGTACGTCGAGCAACTTCCGAGTCACCCACTGGTAACGCTCCTCAACGCCCCCAACCCGTTCATGTCGCGCGGCCAACTGTGGGGAACGGTCGTCATGGACAAGTGCCTGGCCGGCAACGCGTTCCTCCTAAAGGGGCGCTACCAGGGCGGGCCGCTGCGCGGGAAGGTGGCGGAGCTGTGGCGCTTGCGGCCTGACCGGGTGAAGGTCAACCCCGATCCGAGAGTGGCGGGCAAGGCGGCGTCCTATGAGTACGGCACCGGCCCCAACGCCGTCACCTTCCCCGCCGAGGACGTGATCCACTTCCGCAACCGGAACCCGCTCGACGACTACCTCGGGATGCCGAAGCTGATGGCGATCGCGGGCCGCGTGGACATCGACAACTACATGAAGTCGTTTTTGAAGACGTTCTTCGAGCGCGGCGGGACTGGCCCGGGCGCGGTGCTGGCGATCAAGCAGCGCCTGACCCCGGAGGCGAAGGACTCGATCCGCGACAAGTTCAAGCGTCAGTTCGGCGGGTCGGCGGGGTTCCACGAACTGCTTGTCCTCGACCAGGCCGAAGCCACCTACACCCCGATGGGCCTTGACCGTGGACTGCGGGACGCGCTGCCGAAAGAAGTCAACGCCATGCAGGAGGCCCGGATCGCAATGGCGTTCGGCATCCCCGGCTCGATCGTCGGGCTGCTGATCGGCTACGAAAGTTCCTCCTACGCGAACAAGCGGCAAGACTGGGAGGTGCTGTGGGACTTGACCATGACGCCGATGCTGTCCGAGATGGACGATGTTCTGAACCTGTCGCTGGTGCCGGAGTTCGGCCAAATTGACGAGGTGTACTTCGACCTGTCAGACATCAAGGCGCTGCAGGAGGACGTGGACAAGCGCCAGGCGCGGGCGCTCAAGGCGTTCCAGGCCGGGGTAGCGGCCTTTGAAGAGACGCGGGACGAGATCGGGCTTAACCCGAACGACCCCGAGGGGTGGTTTATGTTTCCGGAATACCTGGTTGCGCGGAGGTACAAAGACCTCGACAAGAAGCCCCTCGCGGAGATCGAGGAAGGCGCTGGCGGCGGCAACCCGGAGGAGCCGGAAGGGGCGCGGCCCGCGAAGAATTACGAGGCTGGCGAGCGCTGGCGGAACGGCAACCCGGGGACGTTGATCGTTGGGTCGCCGCTGATCGTTGAGGCGCCGCGCTGTCCTCGGTGCGCCAACCGTAGCGGCCGCAACATCCAGGAGGGCGGCGAGGTGTTCTGCCGCCAGTGCAAGCAGCCGTTCGTGGTGTCGAGCAACGGGGCAGGGGTTGCGTAACGGCATCGCGGTGGTATAGTTCAATGTGAGGTTAGGCTGCTCAAGGGGAGTAGTGCCACCTCTAGCCATGGGAGGTAAAACATGGCAACCACCACCCTTAACGGCGCGTCTGAGTCTGTTGATGCGCCTATCGTTCAGATCAGCCGGATTGCGGCTGAGACGATTGAAGTCCCGATCATCGGCACGAGTCCGTTGATCATCAACCGGTTCGGGGAGAAGGCCAAGCGCCAACTGCTCGACGGGCAGCAGGGGCGCAAGTCCCCAAAGACCACCCGCGATCCCCAGGCAGACTTCGAGGCGGCGATGCACCGGCTCGCGGATGGCGGCTATGGGTTCCCCATCACCGGCTTCAAGGCCGCGACGATCAGCGCGGCCCGGTTCTACGGCAAGGACGTTACCATGACTGCCCTTCGCCAATTCCTATTCTTCCACGGAGAACCTGGCATCGGCGGCGAGCAGATGGCCCGCATCGTCGGCGGCGAACCGGTGATGCGCGAAGACGTGGTGCGACTCTCCGGTCGATCAACGGACCTGCGGTATCGCCCGATGTTCACGGAGTGGTCAACGGTTCTCAAGGTCACCTACGTTACGAGCGCCGTGTCGCGTGATTCGGTGCTGTCATTGATCGACGCGGGCGGCTTGGGCGTTGGCGTCGGCGAGTGGAGGCCGGAGAAGTCCGGCGTTTACGGCACGTACCAGATCGACACCGCCAAGAACGTGGAGGTGGTCTAGGTGAGTCTGCGAGATGAGCTACAGGCGATCCGGCGTAAGCGTGGCAAGCTTACGCCGGAGATCGTGGTCAACGAGGCCCGCAAGGAAAGTCACCCGCTGCATCACCGGTTTGAGTGGAATGACGCGATAGCGGGCGCGGCCTACCGGCGCGAGCAGGCGCACGACCTGATCCAGTCGGTTCGTATCAGCTACAGCCACCGAGGGCACAACCGAGACATCCGCGCATTCCAGGCGGTGCGTCTGGAAGATGGGTATGTCTATGAGCCGTCCGAGGACATCGCCAGCAACCCACTTCTACGAGAGATCGTGCTGCGCGACATGGAGCGCGAATGGAAGCAGATGAAGCAGCGTTACGGTCAGTTCGCTGAGTTCGTGGAGATGGTGCTGGCGGACATCGCAGCTTAAGGCAAGGCGGGGCAAGGCGCGGCCGGGTAGGGCTAGGTCTGGCGTGGTTCGGCAGGCTCGGCGCGGCAAGGCAAGGCTCGGCTCGGTCAGGCGTGGTTTGGTCAGGTCGGGTGTGGCAGGTCAGGCTTGGCTTGGCGTGTCCCGGCGAGGCTAGGTTTGGCGTGGTTCGGCAGGTGGGGCGTGGCGAGGCGCGGCCTGGCTAGGTTTGGCCAGGCACGGCGTGGTACGGCAGGTTCGGCAAGGCTCGGCTCGGCAGGGTGGGGCATGGTCCGGCGTGGTAAGTTTGGAACGAGCCCCGCAGGGTTGGCCGCTTCCATGCAGCCTAACCTCGCCCTGCGGGGCTCTCTTGACAACTTCTAACTGTTAACCTGATAATTCAGACAACTAAATAGCAACAGGCCGAAAGCGCCTATCTTCGGACCGGAGAGCGTCCAGGATGGGCGCTTTTTCTTTTGTCCGGAGGGGCGATTGTTCCAACGCTTTACGAGCACACAGCCGATACGGGACTTGCCGAAGCTGGAGGCGATTCTAGCCGCCAGCCCGACCGCTGAGGGCCGCCAGTGGTACGCCATCCACAACGCCGACATCCCCGAGGTCTACATCTTCGACGCCATCGGCGAGTTCGGCGTCCGGGCGGCTGAGTTCATCGAGGAACTGCGGGAGATCAAGGCGCAGAAGGTACACCTCCGCGTGAACTCCCCCGGCGGGAACGTGTTCGAAGCGCTCGCCATCTACAACGCCATCCGCCGCCACAAGGCCACGTTTGAAGCGTTCGTGGACGGCGTAGCGGCATCGGCGGCTTCGTTCGTCGTGATGGCCGCTGACAAGGTGCTGATGTCCCCCCACTCCCAGCTATTCATCCACGACGCGCACGGGCTCGCACTGGGCAACGCGGGGGACATGCGGGAGATGGCGGACTTTCTGGATAAGGCGTCGGACAACATCGCGGCGATCTACGCCGAGCGGACGGACTCCACCGTCGCGGAGTGGCGCGAGCGCATGAAGGCCGAAAGCTGGTTCTCCGATGAGGAGGCCGTGGACTGCGGCCTGGCCGACGCCATCGACGGGCGCGAGGCCGCGAACAAGCTCCCCGATTACGACTACGCAACGGCTCTCCGCGCCGCGCAGAGAAGCAAGCCAGCAACCCCGGCTTATGCCGAGGCAATCAGAACCGGCTTAGGCCGAGGAGGTTAAACCAGTGGCAACAACCACACTCGACGGCAAGACCATCGCCATCCCGGAGACGCAGGCCGATCTCGAAGAGCTGATGAACGACACGGAAAAGGTCGGCGCCCTGATGGCCGCGGGCCGCTTCCAGGAGGTCGTCGCCAAGTACGCCGAAATCACCGACAAGCGCGGCGAACTCGCGGCACAGGTGGCGGAGCAGGTGTCCGCAATCCTCGCGGGCCAGGAGACGATCAAGTCAACCGTAGGCAACGAGGTCAAGGACCAGATGAAGACCATCCTCGGCGAGTTCGGCGTCTCTCGCCCTGGCGCTGCTAGCGCACCCGGCACCGGCGCCGACCTGAACGCGGCGTACAACCCGCTCGCGCCCGGCGTGGCGATGAACGAGGTCGGCTTCGCCAGCCTCGGGGACTTCGCGAGGGCCGTCTGGCACAAGAACCCGCGCAAGGATGAGCGGCGCGCTCAGGCGCAGGAAGTGATGAACGCCTTCAGTTCGGTGGAGCCGTCTGCGGGCGGGTTCCTGATCCCGGAGACGATGCGCTCCGAGATCATGCAGTTGGCCATCGAGGGCTCAATCGTCCGCCAGCGGGCGACCGTCATTACGATGTCCAGCCTGACCCAGCTCATGCCCTACGTGGACTCGACTACCAACGTCGGTTCCGTGTTCGGCGGGATGATCTTCTACTGGACCCCGGAGTCCGGCGACATCACCATGACGGAGGCCAAGTTCGGGCGCTTGAAGCTCGAAGCGAACAAGCTGACCGGTGGCGCTGCCGTCCCGAACGAACTGTGGGCCGACGCCCCCGCGCTCTCAAGCTGGCTGATGCAGGCGCTCCCGCGCGGCCTCGCGTTCTTCGAAGACCTGGCGTTCTTCACCGGCACCGGCGCGGGGGAGCCGCAGGGCATCTTGAACGCGGCCGCCACGGTGGTTGTGGCGGCGGAGGGCGGCCAGACTGCCGACACCATCGTGCTCAACAACGTGCTCAACATGTACTCCCGCTGCCTGCCGAGCTCGCTTCCTACGGCGGTCTGGGTCACGAACCAGACGACCTTCACTGAGCTCATGACCCTCTCCCTACCGGTTGGTACGGGCGGGTCCTCGGTCGCGCTGGTGGACATTCGGAGCCAGCCGTTTGCGACCATGCTGGGCCGCCCGCTGATCATCACGGAGAAGGTGCCGGTGCTCGGCGACCAGGGCGACCTGAACCTGCTCGACTTCTCCTACTACCTGGTGGGCGACCGGCAGGCCGTCTCGATGGAGACGAGCGAGCACGCGCGGTTCCTGAACGACGAGACGCTGCTACGCGTGATCTCTCGCGTGGATGGCCGGCCCTGGATTCAGAGCGCATTTCAGCCGGTGAACGGCGACACCGTGAGCCCGTTCGTCACGCTGGCGGCGCGTTAATCAAGCGATCCAACCCCGGCAGGCAATAAGCCCCCTGCCGGGGCTAGCGCACCGGAGCAATAAACCCCTCCGGCGCAAGGAGGAAAAGACATGAAGGGTCTCGGGAAGGGATTCAACGTCATCCCGGTTGCGAGTGGGATTCACGTCTCGCTGAAGGATGCGGGCGGCGTCACATTTGTCCTTTATGAGGACGGCGGCGACCAGCAGATCGTCTTCGTCGAAAGCATCGGCGGGGCCAGCGGGCAGGCGCTCACCACGGTCAACGAACTCTACGCCAGCAACGGCATCGGCGGCGTCTGGACCCGTGAGACCTCGGACAGCGCGGCCGCGCTGGATGACAACTCCACGGTGGAGAAGAAGGACACCACGCTGTTTGACTGCGCCGCGATCTACATCGGCGCGGACGAGCTTTCGGACGGATTCGATTCGGTCGAATGCACCATCGACGGCGCCGGTATCTGCATCGCCATCATCCATGACCTCGCAGTGCAGCGCGCGCCCGAGAACCTGCCTGCTTCGGGGGTGTAGTTGATGAGCGCTGACATTCGCGCCCGGCTTACGTCTCGATTCCCGCAAGGGCATGACGTGTACCGATGCCTGGATGAGGGCGACTTTGACGGCGCGGCGGACTACATCAAGAACAAGTACGGCTACGAGCACCCGCTGGAAGCGAAGGTGAGGGCGCTCGGGGCAGTGGCCGCGGCCCCGGTTCCGGAGACTGACCCGGAACCGGAGGTTGAGGAAGCTGAGACGGTGGACGGCACGATCGAGGAGACCGAAGAGGAGCCCACTGAGGGCGTGATCGCGGGCGGCTTTGAAGAGCCTGGCGACGCGCCGCCGGAAGAGCCAGCACGATCTAAGCCCAAGAGGGGCCGAAGGAGTAGCACATGAGCAACCCAAGTCAAGGGCAGGCAGTCCGCGAGACGACCCTGGGCATCGTCGTCAACAAGACGCTGGCCGCGCTCGCGGACGCGAACATCTTCACGGTCTACGGGCGCAACCTCGTGACCTTGCTCACGGGTTCCGTGACGGCGGCTGGTGACGGTGGCGCGACGACTATCAAACTCCAGACGGAGACCAACACGATCGACCTTTGCGCCGCCACGACCGTAACCAGTGACGCGATCGGCACGACCTACTTCCTGACGGGCGAGGTTGCGGTGATCCTGAACGGCACCGGCAACACGCCGATCATCGATGTGGGGGCGAACCTGACGGGCATGCCGTCCTCGCCGGTCATTCTGGGACGCCCGGGGACGCTCGACGCCATCCAGCTTGTGCAGACGGGCGACGACGCGACCCTGGAGATCGCCTGGCTGCTGACGTACATCCCGCTCGACGAAGGCGCATACATCGAGGCGGCGTAAATGGCCGGTTACAACCCTGGCCTAGAGGCCAAGCTCGACACGATCCTCGGGATTCTCGGGACGACCAAGCGTTCGCTATGGCCGTTCTGGGAAAAGACGGGCGTACTTGTCACCGGTATCGGCGTCGGGGATCTGATCCCGGCGGAAACAAGCGGCACGGCAGAGGCGCTTGAGGATGACTTCTCGCCGCTGCTGCTTCCGTGCGGGCTGTTCTCGTACCACTTCCACCCCACGGGCGACCATCACCTAAAGGGGATCGACTCCACAGACTACTCCTTCGGGGACGGGTCCGTGGACTCCGCGTTTTCCGTGGGCTGCTGGATTCGGCCCAACGCCATCGCCTCGAACGTGCTGCTCGCTAAGTACGACTCCGCCGGGATGAAGGAGGAGTGGCGGTTCTGGATTGACGGCGACGGCAAGCTCGACCTGGAACTGCATGACGCTTCGGCGTCGGCTACTGAGATCGCGGTGTCGGATGCGGCGCTCACGGTCGGGCTCCTTCAGTTCGTCGTTGCCACCTATGACGGCACGCAGACGGCGCCGGAAGTGAACCTCTACGTCGACGGACAACTCGTTAACGACGGGCTCACCGTTGAGGACGGTTCCTACGTGGCGATGGAGGACACGGACGCACCGCTGACCATCGGGTGCGGGGGCGTTACGGCCACGCCGACGACGGAGTTTCACGGACGGATTGCCATGCCGTTCATCACCGGTAAGGAGCTGTCCGCCGCCGAGGTGTCGCAGCTCTACAACCTGATGAATCCGATGGTGGGACTGTCGTGAGCTGGGAGCAGTACGCGGCCATCAAGGAAGAGGCCCGCGACCTGGAGGAGCAGGACAAGCAACAGGAGAACGCTGCCTGCCCGCTCTGCGGCGAACTACTGGACAACCGGGACGGCATCTTGAATTGCCCGCTTGGTCACTATCGAACAACGGAGGGAGCGACGACGCAGGGGACATAAACGGAATACCTGCGTCGCTCCCCTTCTCCTCGAAAGCAGGGAGTATTAGGTGAGCAATGCTACGAGGTGGTACACCTCACGGGAAGCGGCTAAGGCTGCGGCCGGTTTAAGCGGCAGCGGCATCGACGCCGTAATAGACACGCAGATCGAGGCTGCCAGCGAAACGGCTGAGCAGGTTCTGAACCGCACATTCATTCCCGTCACCGAAACTCGCTACTACGACTGGCCGCAGAAGGCGGGGCGCAGCGCAATCCTCTACGAGCCGCGAGAGGACATCCTCGCGCTGACGGCGCTGACCGCCGGCGGGACGGCGATCGCCCTGGGGAGCATCTTCCTTGAGCCGGTCAACGAGCCGCCCTACCGCCAGATCGAGATCGACCTGTCTACATCGGCGGCGTTCCAGGCGGGCGACACTACGCAACAGAGCGTCGTCGCCACGGGGCGGTTTGGCTACTCCGAGGCCACCAAGGCGGCGGGGACCGTGGCGAGCGGGCTGGCCTCAGATGCCGCCGCCGCCACGTTCGTCTGTTCCAACGCCGCGTTGATCGACGTCGGGGACACCCTGCTGATCGAGACCGAGGCGCTGTTCGTGTCCGGGCGCGCGTTCGTGAGCTCCGGCACCACGGTCAACGACGCCACCGTCACCGAATCCCTGAGCGACGTCACGATCACGCTGGCGTCCGGGGCGGCGGTCAACGTGGGGGAGGTGCTGCTGCTGGACTCGGAGAAGGTCCGGGTTGAGGCGATCAGCGGCAACGACGTGACGGTCGAGCGGGGGGTCGATGGCTCCGTCCTGGCGGCGCACTCCACCGGCATCACGGTCTACGTCGCGCGGACCCTGACGGTTGTGAGGGGCGCGAACGGTACGACCGCGGCGGTGCACGCTGACAGCACGGCGATCGTGAAGTACGCTCCGGCGGCGCTGCTGGCGAAGTGGGTGCGGGCGATGGCGATCCTGGCGGTCAAGGAGGGCGCGTCCGGCTACACCGGCCAAATCTCCGGGGACTCGGCGGTCAACATCAACGCCAACGAGATCGAGCGGCTGCGGATGCAGTGCATCGAGGCGTTCGGGGTGGTTTCGCTCTAGTGGCGCGCGTCACGATCGACACCAGCGTCGCGGGGCCGTTCTTCGGCGCGTCCCAGAAGGTGATGCGGGAGGCTAACCGGGAGTGGGTGCGGGACATGGTCAGGGAGGGGGAGGCGAAGGCCGAGGCGCAACTGTACTCCGGCCACGGCGTCCTCACCGGCCATTACAAGAGCACGATCCACGGGACGGTGATGAGCGACCTTCACGGCGGCATCGGCAACGACGGCACGAAGAAGACGGCGATCATCGGCAACTGGCTGGAAGGATCCTCTTCGCGGAACGCCCAGCACCGCTTCAAGGGCTACCGGATTTGGCGCAAGACGCGCCAGCACATTACCCGCCTCTCGCGAGAGTTCGCCGGAAAAGTTTACAAGAGAGCGACACGGAGGTTGACGTGACCGACGCCGCCTCCAACCGTGACGCGCTGGCGTCGATGCAGACCAAGCTCAAGGCGATGGGCGGCGTCTCGGGTACGTCGATTG